GACTAGTATAACATCGTCAACTACGGATAGTTCTTTGACAATAGCCGAACGTTCACCAAATGGCATAAACGGCCGACCTTTTTTATTTGCAAGCCATGTATCGCTGTTTAATCCTACAACTAGTTTATTGCCCAACTGTTTTGCTGCTTTGAAATATTCAATATGACCGCTGTGAAGTGGATCAAACCCGCCTGTAACTAATACTGTTTTCATAATAGTACTTATATGATAGTTTTATTCTGTTCTAAAAAAGTGGCATATGTTGTTTGTTCATACGCAATTTTATTGTTTACAAACCACGTTTCGTATATTTTTTTAGGCTCGTCATTTATGAATACGTTGTCAACTGCAACTTTATATCCATTACTAGCCATAAACTCTTTTGCAAGACGATTGTATTTGTTACCTTCTTGATATTCATCATGTTCAAATGTTATACAATCAAATGTAACACCTTGACTTATTACTCGTTGCAATGCTCGAAATGTATTTGCAGCAGGCTCAATATCACAACTTAAATATCCTACATGCATGTTCATATTGTTTTCTTGTATTGCTTTTTGATAATCAAAAGTTAATGCATTTTCAAAATAACATTTATTGTTTCTAGATTCTGCTTGCCAATCTGGTAAGTGTTTTTGTGAAAGCTCAATACTAAAACCTTGAAAGTTGTTGTTTTCTAACTCGTATGTGTTGTTAAACTTTACAGGTTTCTTTGCGCCAATCTCAATATATGATTTTGTTTTACACACTTCTAATGCAAATAGATCTTGACACGATTGCGAATATGATTTCATAGTATTTCCTTAAAATATTCTTCATAATCTTTAAGGCATTCTTTATTGTGTGTAGGTTGTTTAGTAAATAATATATCTAAATGTACACTATTTCTTTTTTTTAAATATGTAGATTTATTTTCTTCGACAATCGAATTAATTTTAAATCCAATCGTTTCTAACTCCTTAACGGCTAATATACTTTCTGGTGCATTAATATTTGTACTTACTGTTTGAAACTCAATAATAATATAGTTTGCTTTTTTAAGTATTTCTTTGCCACCTAATATAACAGGATATTCATTTCCTTGTGTGTCAATTTTAATCAAATCAAAGATATAGTCTTTAAAAAAATCATCCATTGTTTCAACTTGTACTTCCTCTAACAGATATTCAATGTTCTCAGATTGAGTTGGTTTATAAAATGAACTAGATTTTGATTTTGTTTTTGTTTTTAGCAGGAAAAGTTTTAATATTTCTTTTTTATTTCCTAATCCTATATTATGATAATCAACTATTTCATTACGTTTTTTCATATTACGTAACTTATTTATACAGTAAGGATTTGGTTCTACACAGGTTATTTCCCAATCTTTATTTCTAGAACGTAGACTAGATGCAAACTGTCCTGAACATGCTCCTATATCTAAAATACTTGTAATATTTAAATCATTAATCCAATCATATTCCCAACGATTCATTAGCTTCTCATTCCATTAAATACAGTCTTTTTAAACTTTTCATTATCAGTATGTACACTATTTATTAGTTCAAAATCTAAGTTTAGTTGCTTTAATAAAGATGCTATTGCTTGTGTATCTTTAGGCAGGCACATACCTCCATACCCTCTAAGATTAGGATTTACATCTAAATACATATCAGTTGCTTTGCCCGTTTTGATGTAGGCATTTTTAATAGTAGTGTAATCGCAATCGAGTTTGTCACATACTTCATACATCACATTAGCAAATGTAACACGCAATGCAGCATAGACATTGTTGTAATATTTTAATACTTCTGCTTCATTAGGTGTTAAATGTTCTGTGTGCTCAGGCAATGATCCGTGTACTTGTACCAACTTACGATATACCCAAATATCGTGTGTGCCAATAGCAAGTAACTTATGATTGTTAATAAAATCTTCTGCTGCACAACGTTCACGTAAAAACTCGGGCACAAAACATATAGTAAGATTTCTATATGTATCTATCATGCGTTGTGTAAATCCTGGAACAACTGTACTACGTATTGCAATAATACCTTTGTAAGAATAAAGATTGAGTTCTTTTATTACCGATTCTAATATACTTGTATCACAACTTCCGTCATCTGCTTGAGGTGTAGGTACACACAAAAATGTTATTTCAGTATTGAGAACATCTTGTATTGATGTATCGAGGTTAATATCGTGTGGTACTATTGTATGGCCAATAAATTCAAATCCTTCTTTGTTTGCTGTGCCGACTGCACCTAGCCCAATAATGCCTATTTTCATAATAAACTTTCCACTGTTTTTCTTAAACCCTTTTCTAAAGGTGTATAATCTGTAAACTCTGTTAGCGTTCTAACAAGTGTTGTATCTGGGCAACGGCGTTTTGCACTGCCTATTGGTCCAGAGCGTACTTCTAGTTTATCTGGGTTGATACCCATTATACCCATTATTAGTTTTGCTACTACACTTATTTTAACTTCGTCTTGTCTACCAACATTTACAGTTTTATTGCTGTGATTGCGTACAAGCATATCGGTCATTTTTACAGCATCGTCTACATAACAGAAGCTACGGGTATCATCGCCTTTGATATAATATTCTCCTGCTTTACAACGTTCTACAAACTCGTTGATAAAATGATCTATCTGTCCTGGGCCATACACGTTAAAGTAGCGTATGATAAGATATTCCAATCCACTGTTTGCAACTAAGTTTTCACCGAGAGCTTTCGGAATACTATAACTCCATCTTGGATTCGTAATGTCGTTAAACACAACCGGTACTTGCTCATCAGTTGGCACAGGGTAATAACCTTCATCTATTGCTCCGTTAAATATTTCACATGTACTTGCAAACACAAACTTTGTATTTGTATCTCTATAACGTTCAATTAAGTTTATTGTAGGCAATGTATTATTAATCAATACATCAGTAGGCTGTTCATAAAATAGTCGAGTACCATTAGTTGCTGCAAGATGTACTACAACATCACAATCAGGCATTGAACTAGTTACACCAGAATACCTTAGGTTTTTAATATTTCCGTCTTTTTGATCATATGGAAATACTTCACTGGTCTCTTTTACATAGTTGTAATAATGACTACCAATAAATCCCTTATGTCCTGTTACTGTTATTTTCATTTTTTAACTTTTCTTTTTTTGATCGATATTGACGCTTTTTAAAATTAGTTCTAACATCTTGTTTATCATCGCCTTTATAATGATACATGATTCCTTTAAATGCTTTATCAAAATGATCCTTGTTTATTTTAGGAGGACTAATATTTTCTGGTACTAAGTTATGTGTACGAAAAAATTCATGTGTAACAGCATCAAAAACATGACAATCAAGTTGAGCATTTAAATGATATATTAAATCAGTATCGTAATAATGTTGCCATTTTTTAAAATAATCAGCAGCATGTGGCATAGTCATATTCCAACTTATAAATCCGGTTTCACTATAGCGATCAGTTCGTCCTAAGTAACTTACAAAAGAATCAGGACGTTGTTTTGAATTTAGATAAGATTTGGTTAGCGGAGCAACTATTTCGGTATCGGCATCAAGCCAAATAAGTCTTCCTGTTTGTGTTTTTTTAGCGGCATCTATTATGCAATAACTTTTGTGACTAAATCTTACAGCATCGTATATCCATCCCTTTGTGCCCGATTTGATAACTCTACAACTGTTACGTTTTTTAAATTCAACAAGTTCAGGAGATTCGTCTTCAAGAATATAGTTTGTCCACGTATCTGTATTTTCAAAATACTTTTTATCTGTATATATCAATACATTTATACTAGGATCTAAATATTTTTTTAAACTATCCATAAAGTTTTTAGCATACATGTTATAATGCTGATCGCCAAATGTTGTAACTATTGTTATTTTCATATTACCATCCAAAAATATAATCTTTTCTTACATTTGTTATTTCACGAGCACCAAACGATTTTAAAAATAGTCCAGCACATTCGTCGGTATCGGCTTGTTGTTCGCATACAATAATAGGTTTGTATTTTAGTAGTGTATCCATTGCACCCTTGAGTACTTCTAACTCGTGTCGTTCGCAATCAATCTTTAATAGTCCAAACTTAGGTAAGTTTAAATCATCCATGCGTTTGATAATAATATCGCCTGTGCCAACTTCACTAACAAAACTTCCGCCGGTGTTTTCGCTATCGTAAACCATTTCAACATTGTCATTTACATTACCTAATGCATGTTTGTGTATGTCTACATTTAGACCTTGTACATTACTTTCTAAACAACTGTACACTTGTTCAAGAGGTTCAAATGCAATCACATGATTAAATTTTTCAGTAAGTGGCTTTGCCCACAATCCTACATTTGCACCAACATCAATTGCAATGTTAAAATCTGTAACATACTTATATGCAACATCTCTTACATCGTCTTGGTATTGTGCAGGGCCACCATTTTTAATTCGCTTTGCAATCAAACGTTCAAAATGATTATCAGTATCAGGCATCCAATAGTTATATACTTGTTTCATACTATTCCTATCAATGCATTTTTGCTGCCTATATATTCCAGCTCTTGATATCCGTATGATTTTAAAATTTCTAAAACACTATTTTTATTAAAGCCATATCTGCGTTCATGACCCTTTCTTTCATATAAAATAACAGGATTATACTTTTCAATAGTTTTTATGCCGCCATTAATAATAAAAGGCTCAAATCCTTCTGCATCTATTTTAATAAAATCTATATCTACAAAATTAAAGCTATCTAATGTTTTTATTTTTGCATTGCCATCTTTGTTTTTGGTTACATGTGTTGAAAAAGTACTTTGGGGATTAAAGTTCAATGCTACGGTAGTTTCATTGTCGCCAAGCCCGCAGTCGTATATATCTACATTTTTAATGTTAAAGTTAGACATATTCATTTTAAAACAAGTGTTTATTTCAGGTGCAATTTCAAAAGCAGAAACTCGATTAAATATTTTTGCCATGTTTGCGGACATAATACCATAATTAGCACCGACATCAATAGCGTGTCTAAACTCTTTACAAAAAGATAATGCAACGTTTAACTGATCTTTTTGATAATCTAAAATATTATCTATTTTTGATTTTTCCATTGCCCGCTTTAACGTAGTATCTCCTTGAAGAATACTCCAGTCTTTATATAAATCAGTTTGCATGTTTATCCTTACTAAAAAATTTTTTAGAAAAATTTGATATTATATTTGATACAGCATCGTCTGCAACATGCCTACTATCTTTTATTTTTTTACCTTGCGTTCCGCCGAATGTTACTATCGGCATATGACTTGGTATCCATTTTACATATTCA